TAAACCAACTGCTGTAGTTGCTGTAGTTGCTGTTCCAGTTAAGTTACCTACAAAACTTGAAGCAGTTATAATACCAGTAGTATTAATGCTTGAAGTTGTACTTAAACCAACTGCTGTAGTTGCTGTAGTTGCTGTTCCAGTTAAGTTACCCACAAAACTTGAAGCAGTTATAATACCAGTGGTATCTACGTTAATAATAGAACTTACATTATTAGCCGTAGTTGCTGTACCTGTTAAGTTGCCTATAAAACTTGAAGCAGTTATGATTCCGACAACATTGATGTTATTTGCGGTCAAAAAACCAACAGTGGAAATACCATCAGAAACATTTAAACTTGTTACTGAGGCAATTCCCCCAATTACATTAGTTGAAGTAGTTGCAAAAGAAATTGTATTTGTGATATTTGTCCCATCACCAATTGCTGTATAAATTTCTTGAAAATTACTATTAACCTTTACTGCACCTTGAGACAAAGTATCTCCAGTACCATCATTCGGTGTAGTTCCAGTAAATATCCCTAGTCTTGCCATTAGGTAATGAAATTCTTTTGATTATTTATGACTTAATTTGAATCAAACTTGAATATGGTCATATCAAATCTCATAATTGTATTTGAATCAAATTTATTGGAAACATTATATGAAAACGCATTATCCACTTCAGTTGTTGCAGAACCAACTGGTGTTTGAGATATAATTGATTGGTTGTAAAATACTCTTTGACCAGTTTGGAAATTATGACTCTTTAGATTGATTATATTATTATCTAAATTCAAAATTTGGGAAGAATTAGAATTGAATTCACGATAATATAATGGTACTTTTTCCGAACTAATTCCAGATGTGAGTTCAAATGATGTTTTACCTACGACTTTATTTCCAGGTAATTTTCTTCTAATTGATACATCAGTCGTATCAATTCCCACTTGCAAACGATGAGGTAAATTTATTCTGATACTGTTAATTCCAATTTCATCAACTAATGTTGCCTCTGGAATTAAAAATTCAGAATTTCCAATATAATCACCTATTTTTAAATTTTCTGTGGAAATTCCAACATAATATTGATTTAGAGCATTAAATGTTGCTGTGGTAGTTCCTATTGAAATGTAATCATTTGACCCATCAAACTGATCACTGATGTCATTCATCAATAAAACTTTATTTGTTTTATTTAAAATATACTCTTTGAGGGGAACCCCAAAGATAGGACCAAAAGTTCCAACTCCAGCAATATTTCCTTCTTCTGCACCTACATTAATTCTTTCAATTGATCCATCTTCAAATAAATTATCATCATCTTCTAAAACTAATGTAAAATTATTTTTAGTGTAAAGTGACTGGATATTATCCATCAAAACACTAAGATTTAAATCATTACTACTAATTCCAACTTTTACATTTGAAGATGGAATACTCACAATATCTAAATCGGAAAATTCTTTAAATCCTGATGGATGAATTAGAGATTTGATTGGTTCTTTCCACTTATCATAAGAAATCTGACTCTTAATTGCATAAGAAAATCTTTGATAATAAAAATTATCTGAGAGTCTTTGTAAATAATCATTCAAAAATCCACTTTGATTTTTGCTTTCATTTACTTTATCTCTTGAGACACCTAGATTTGCTTTTAAATTAAATTTATTTACGTCTTTTACTGTTCCATTTAGTAGTGATTTTTCACCTTTTAATTTATTTCCAACTTCTAGTTCTCCTTTTGCATCTACCATTCTCAATTGGTTAATTTCATTATCCCAACCATTTTCTGCAACTTTTGCAGAAAATACTGAATTTCCTCTATTATCATATCCAAAAACATTTTCTCCAGAAATATAACTCAAATCATCAACCAAATTCATTTCAAACACGGCCATATCTTTTTTATTCACTACATAACCATATCCAAATCCATTTTCATAATTTGATTCTCCATTATTTTGATTTAAATTCAATGAATCTTTAACACCAGTCATACTAAAAGTGACAGTAAAATTTTGAGAACTCACTGAAGTTACCGTAAAAAATCTATAACTATAATCTTTGGAGTTTATATTATCTTTAGTTCTATCCACTTGCCTGCAGTTTTCTATGAAAATTTCATCACCTTCAGTAAATGGAAATACAACATCAGTTGTTCCATAACCAGTTGTAATTAGTGGAAATAATTCTGAATTATTAAGAAGTTCTAAAGTTACAGTAGAACCATCATTGGAGGCAACAACACTATCAATTTCATAACCATTGGAATTTCTTATAGGTACAATTCTCAATGGAGTTATCAAATCATTAGTATTCTCAACAATATCAACACCAATTACACTACCACTTTGCAATTTGGCCGATAATTTAATTTTATTATTCCCCAAAACTTTTAAAGTAGGTGCAGTATTATATCCATTTCCTCCAGTTATAATACCAACATATTCTATTCTTGAAATATCTCCTATTTGAGCAACAGCAGGAACACTTAAAAAAGGTTTTAGTGTAGTATCACTTGGATAATCAAATCCATCTTTTACTCTTTCTAAATTTTCTATTTTTCCAATAGTAGAAGATTTTGCTTCTAATGCTGCACCTTTTCCTGATGTTGTAGTAATTGAAGAAATTTTTGGAATTTTCTTATATCCTCTTCCTCCAAAATTAACTCTAAGATTTGATATTGGACCAACAACATTTTTTGAATCAGTATCATAGTATGATGTTGATAATCCAGAAATAAATGTGAGTGGTTCTGGAATAACGTTTAAATTAAATTTAAACTGCGAATTTCCTGTTTTTATTATAGAATGGTAAGTGTTAATATTATTTGGGATTATTTTAATTTTATTGAATCCATTTACTTCTTTATCTGAAGACAATTGATTTTTTTCATCTTCATTTTTAGAAAGTGAAATTAAATTATAATAGATTTCAGTTGGCAAAGACAACTTGGTATTCAATTCTTTGACTCTATTAGTGTCATAATTAAGATATTTGAATGTTTCTATTTCTTTACTAAAATTGGAATCTGCATATAGTCTCAAATCCATATTTGAAAGACTACCATCAGTTAAATCAAAGGATATTATATTTCCATTTAAAATATTGATTGGTGGATTGACGAGAGCAAAATTGTGAGTTAATCCTGAACCAACAGAAGTCAAAGTAATTGCAATTCCAACATTAGCATCATATTGATAACTTGATAACTTAATTTTATCTGGATTTTGTTTTAAAACATAATACACAGCATTTGTAGATAATCCACCAACAGAAGTTTGGTCATTAGTATAATAAACAATCTTATCTCCTGTTTTTAAATTATTTCCAGGAATATTAATTTCATTTGTGAGTGTGTTTATTCCCGATAAGGGGTCAAAATCAATAAGTTCTGTAGTTATTTTTCTAATTACTTTGTCGTATCTTAATTTTATAGTATTTGTGTTACTTTGTTCAAAATTAAATTTAATATTGTCACCTGTTTGCAAACCGTGTGTTTGAGAAGTTGAAACGACTACTGAATAATTATTTACTTTCCCCTTAATTTTTTCATATTGAGTTGTCAAAGAATGAGCCAAACCAATATTTTCAATAGGACTTCTAAAATATAAAGAATTTTGTGTCGTTCCAATTCCAGTACTAGTAGTAAATCCTAAAGTAGATAGACCAACATAATCTTTTCCTAAATTAACTGTATATACTGTTTGGTTGTTTGCTAATCTAAATGTTGTTCCTGTCCCAGTTTCAGAAACCACAATGCCATTTCCAACCAACCCAACATTATAAGTAATAGATTGTCCAGTATAAAATTTATGACTTGGTATGTATATTGAACGACTTGGAACAGTTTTATCGTATATTTTCCTTGAAAATGTCAATAAATTTGTTGATATCCCACCACCAAGAGTGTGGTCTGGTGTTATTGTAATTGAACCAATCCCAATTGATGTTATAGTTGTGTTATTTTGAATATTAGTCCCAAATACATAATCACCAATTTCCAATAAAGTAGTATTTACACCAACTGTGCTGAGACCTGTTGCATTTAAAGTTCCGAAAGCAGTTTGAAATCCGACTATGTTATAATAAATTGAACCAGTTGTTCCAATTCCAATCGTATTGCTTGGATTGAAATAAACAGTTTTATTTTCAACTATATCATCTTCATATTTTTGAGTTGAAAATGTAAATGTATTTGGCAACAAAGTTACAGTTGCAAATCCTACACTGTGTATTCCAGAATAATTATCAAATCTATTTACGTATAATTTTGATTCCGTTGAAGAAATGTTGATTATTTTTAAAACTTCTGTTCCTATTCCTATAAAATTATCAACTTCAAATCCAGATACATCGGTAACTTTAACGTATGTTGTCACTCCAGTAACTGATTGACTCTCTAGGTTTTCTACTAATCCTGCACTGTTTTGGAAAACATATATTTTTTTAGTTCCTTCCAAATGATTAAATTCACTTGATGACAAATTGGATATAATGATTTCATCATCACTAATTAGATTATGTGGTTGATTTGTAATTCCTTTTATTGAAACACCCTTTGTGATGAAATTTACATCAGTAAATGTTAAAATTCCAACCTGTACATTTGATACGTTTTTTCCTTTTATCCTAGAAATCTCAGCAGAAACTGAATTTCCACCAGAAGATTTACTGTCAAATTTAATTAATTCTCCTACTTTATAATTATCACCTGGTTCAAAAATAGAAATTGAAGTTATACCAGAAGAACTTATATCTTTAACAATAAATTCTTGTTTATATTTTGAATCAATTTTATCAATTAAATCATAAGAAGAATTACTTGAATTCAAATAATAAGGTCCAATATTTCTAACAATATCTAAGGATTCAAAATTAAAATCTTGATTAAATAACGGATTAAAATTTTCTTCTATTGGTAAATCTTTAAAATTCAAAGGTACTGTATATGGATACTGTGGTTCTTTTTCATCATTAGAAATCGTTGAAAAGTAACCATAGTTAATATTTGGTAAATTTTTGTCATTAATAAACATTCCATTATATTCATCTAAATCTCCAGTTCCCCTATCATAAAGATAATCTTGTACAAAAAATCCTGATCCAAAATTGGGTCTCAGTTGATTTGAAATTGAAATTCCGATTTCACCAGAATTTTTTAGTTTATAGCTTGATTGTAATAATTTTGACTCACCATTAACTTTTCCATATGGTCCAAAAATTGGATTTCCATCGTAAGCCCACCCTAAAATTTTATATGGATTTTGATTATTGTCTGGTAAGATTTCATTATTATCTTTATCAATAAAATTATTAACTTTAAATCTTAGATTTTTTGGTGGATAAAAATGAATAAATTCCAGTGTTGTTTCGTTGTTTTTACTAGGTACAATTAAACCCCCATCATTGGGTGAAATAATTTTTTTGTTTTTTTCTACTTGATTAATTTTCCATTCAAAAATATTGGCACTAAATCTTGCACCTAAACCTCTTCTTTGAATAAGTAACGTAGTCTTTTCATCATAACCTATACCAGAATTCAAAATATTAATACTTGTTATTTTTCCATTTGTTACAATTGGATATAATTCTGCATATTTTCCTTTGCCAAATATCTTTATATCAATGTCTTTCCCGTATCCTCTACCAGAGTTTAATATTTGAACATCAACAATAGAACCATTCAACAAAACTGGTTTTAGAATACATTCAGAAAGAATACTGAAAATTCCAACTCTAGGTTTTCTGTGATAATTTAATGTATCAGGAGAACCATAATTTTTTCCATCATTTGTGATAAAAACATTTTCAATTGATCCAAGAACTATCGGTTCTGCCGATGGTGAAGTTGCAATTCCAGAAACGTGTTCAATTTCAATTTGAATTGGTGGATATGAGAAAATGTGAGTTCCTACCCCTACAGAAGAAAACCTAACATATTTTTTATTATCATAATTAATTCTTTGATTTTCAGAAGATCCAAAAACTGATAATTTAAATCTATTGCTATCAATTACAGTAACATAATAATTTGTTTGAGTTGATAATCCAGATATTGAAGTGCCACTTGTGGAGTATATTACTACATCTTCATTTTTAAAATTGTGTTCTTTTGCAAAAATATAATCATCAAATGTGTTTATTCCATTATTTTGGTTATTTGATGATAAATCACTTGGTATTTTGACCGATCTATTTGAATAATTTTTTCCTTTTTCTTTTACATAAATTTTTGTGATTGTATTTTTTGAATTTAAGGTTTTTAAAGAGTGTATTCCTGAACCAATCCCAGTGAAAGTAATAGGACTATTTTTTCCTAATGCATTTTCCTTAGTTTTATATAATTTCAGTTGTGTTGCACTTACTATACCTACGAAATAATTTGAATTGTTTATTAATGGTGATACATTTCCATTAGAATCATTAATATAAGATACTTCTTCTCCGTCATCAAAATTATGATTAGTCAAAAACTGTATTGTGCTTGATCCAATGCTGATGGCGGAACTTGGTTTAAATTTTGATACGATTTTAGTTTTTACTAAGTTTGACTCTAAAACTGCTCCTGATCCATTTCCTCCAACTAAAGTAATTTTTGGTTTTCTTGGATATCCAATTCCAGGATTTAATAATATTACTTTATCCAGACTTCCAGATAGATTTGCCTCTACTGATGCACCAGTGCCATAAATATCATCAACTTCTAAACCAGAAAAATTAATAACATCATAATCCTTTCCTGAACTCTCAACAATGACTGAATTAATTTTTCCGTAGTAAATATTTTCATCATAAAGAGTCGGTGAAAATATTTCAACACCATTGATTAAAATCCCAGTGGCTTTATCTATAGTACTTTTATCATTATCTGTAAAAAATTTATTTAATTTTTTAACTAAATTAAATTTTTTAAATAATTTTTGATTACCTAATGATTTATTTTGAAAATCAAATTTAACAAAATAATCACCATCAACATTATTTTTTATTGGGACATAAGTTTTTGAGAATAAATCAGAATTACTATATGACAATTTTACTTGATTGTCATTTACTTTTGTTACAAAATATGCAGAAGTTCTAATTCCAACATTTCCAGATTTTTGAATATAATATATTTTTTCACCAGTAAATAAATTGTGATTAGAACAATTTAAAATTGTAGTTGAACCCGTACTTACATTTGCAGAAACAAATGTTTTTCTATCGGTTGCATAAATTTCATAATTGGGGAGTCCAGAAGAAGCAACATAAAAATTTTCACTATTATAATCAATGTAGGTATTCTGAATTGAAGATGGAAAAATAGAAACATTTGGAAAATAATTTTGATCACTAGAAACTTTATTAATGATTTTTGTTAAATGTGTTTTTTTGAATGTGCTTGTATTTGGACCTTTTATTGATATAAAAGGTCCAAATTCATTAAAACCAAATTCTTCAATACTTACTGTAACATTTTGTACATCTACTAAATCTGGATTAGATAATACTACTTGGTCTCCAATAGATAAATTAATGTTTTCATACAAATATATTTTACCTGTATCTACTGATTTTATGAGATGCGTTGTTGGTACATTATAAATCCATTGATTGAATTCAATTCGGTCATTTAAATCAATACCAAATGAAGATAGTTGTATTTTATCATTTACTCTTAAATTTGATGTTTCTTTATAATCAATATCATTAATAATGTTAATCAATCTGAATTCAATTTTTGATCCGTCATCCAAATATGTGTATAAGAAATTTTCTTCAATTATTTCTGCACCATAATCTAAATCAATTGTTAGACCACTTACGTTTAAAAATTCATTAATTGTTTTATCAGTGTATGTTAAAACAATTGGATTTGAAAGATTTTTTGGTTTAATCAATAAAGTTCCAGATTTTTTAAATCCAATTGTAGAATCAACTAAAATAGAAGTTGAATTTTTGAATGTATTTTCTAAAACTTTTGTTTTCTTAGTAGATTCAAAGTTTAATATAAATGATGTACGATCTAAAGAAATTTCATAAAAATCCTTGGTGATATAATTTTTTTGTGCAGTTTCGTCAAATCCAACCGAATTGTATATAAAATCTCCAGAATTTATTGGTCTATATTCAACATTATAAATTGATGCACTTGCTGTTTTATTATCTAAAGTTGATTGAAATATTGTTTTTCCTTTTAATTCTTTTCTTAAAGTAGAATCCGAAACTTTAAATGTGGAATCTCTAATTATTTGTTCAACTAAAATATTTTTAGTTATCAAATAATCATTTGATGATGGAGAAATTAAATAGTCTTGTGGTTTAATGACAGATATTGACTCATTAAAAAGAACACTAAAAAGAATTTTAAATGAAGTATCAGTTCCTTTTGTAGTATAAAAATCCTTTGCTCTTGATAATATTGTTTGTAAATTAATTCCAGTTGCAAATTGTCTATCTTCAAATCCAGGTAAAAATTGTGTTTTGAATTTTTTAAATAATTCCTGAAAAAATAAAATATTTAAATTAATTACCTGTGAATTTTTTGTATGGTCTGAAGTATCTGTTGAAGAAAATTTAAATAAATCATTTGTATTATCTTTATCTAATCCACAAAAACCACGAATACAACCAGTAAAAGAATTTGTTGTAATTCCCGTGTATGTAATAATTTCATTATCAATTTTCAATAAACCATATTTTTGGGGAAATCCAATTGTATGATTGACGAGAATCGTATCATCAAAAGACACAACATCAGAAGTGAGAGTACAAATTCCAACTGTGCTGTAAAATGTTTCGTTATTAAAATTATCAATGCTTTTATAATTTTGTAAATTAACTGTTAAATCAGTAACACCAGTCTGATGTTCCTGTGAAATATAATATTGCTCTAAAAATTCTTTGAACAGAGGAGATTCAGAATTTAAAAATTCTGGAATTTGTGATTCAATAAAAGATTGGATTTTTACTCTTTTAACTTCTGACATTTTATCTTATATAATTTCCGTTGTTGTAACTAGATGTGACTGGATATTCTGTTGCAGAGGTATTTTCTCCAGAAGTTATCACATCCTCTAGCATAGTTACTTTAAGTGTAGTAGTATCCATCTCTAAGTATATATCTTTCAAAGAAATGATATCATTTGATTCCGGAATTGCTTGAATTTGTATTCCCGAAGAATTATCCGAAGAAGTTATAATCACTGGATTTAATAATATTTCTCCTTTTTTGTAATTAACTTCTCCTGCATTATTTACTACAATGAATGGAACTCCATTCACAAGTCTAAAGAAAAAGATAGTTCCAACTTCATCTGTCCTTGGTGTATCACTTAAATATAATTTATCTGCTATATTTTTGACAGTAAATCCTGTAGATTTTATGTTATATCCTTTCCCATCAATTAACTTTTGAATATGAAATTGATTTCCAAAACAAAGTTCATAATTTGCAAGAGTATTGAGTGCTGGTTGTAAATCTCTTCTTATTTTTACTTTTGTGATATTTGAAGTGACTGCAGTGCTTGTGCTATCAATTAACGTTGAAACTTTACTATACTTAAATCTTCCACCAAAACTGTTCAATTCTGTTGATTTTGCATAACTCTTTAATGAATTAATAACTCTAGATTGTAAATCAGTAACACTTGAAGTTGAACTTTTGTCATAATATACAGAGGATTCCAATTCAACATACAAATATTTCAAATCAATAATCTCTGGTTGTATTCCTGCAATTGAATATTGCTTTAGTTGCTTTTTAATCTCATTTTTTGAGATTTGAGATAAAAATTTACCATTTCTTGGTTTTATTGAAATGTAAACTTTTCCATATTCTGGTGGGTCTAGTTCTTCTCCACCATAAGCAGTAACAGTATCTACATTTGGAAAAATAGATGGGATTAATCCTTTATAGTCATTTGCAGTAACTGCACGATACTGGGAGGCATAGACTCTTGGTCCAAGATATTTAATTGAATCAATAGACTCAATATCGTCACCATTTTCTGATACTTGAGTTGTGGTAATTAAAGAAATTCCACTTGTGATTGCTGTTTGATTATTATCAACTAAAATTCCTGAAAATGTAAAGTTAAAGCAACCATCACCTTCCTTTCCATTTGTTACAATATAGGAAACAAGAACGGTACTTCCACTAATTGGTCTTTTTCCTAAAATATTATCACCAAATACAATTTCATATTTCTCATCACTAACTTCTTGTATTAAAAATAATTTTGAAGTTTTGTCTACTTTAAAAATATTATTATATAACTCATATTTTTCATTTATAACATTTGTAACTTTCACACGAAGTGTGGATGTATCCACACTTGCATTTGGAATTAAAAATCTTTGATTTGGTTGCGAATCGTCAATTGTAAATGATTTAGTTAAAAATGTTCCTTCATAAATTTCAACATCTGTGAAATTTGCAAATCCATCATTTCCAACAACAACTGTTTTATCTTCTGGAATTGAAAAAATATAATTTCCCCCCTCCACAGCACCTAAGGCAACTACTCCTGCCTTTAAAGTAACTGTTTTTGAAATTAAATTACCACTAGAATCTCTAGGTGTGCTTACGGAAAAACTTATTTTTCCCTTTGATGCACTTTTTGATCTTGGTACATATCCGATATTACGTGCAAGAGAAACAACATTCTCCCGAAGAGTTGCACTATCAATAAAGGATTCATTCACCACCATATTGGTGTTAAATGCAGTAATGTAAGAATTATATGCTAAAATATCAATTAAAACAGAAAAATTAGATCCTTCAAAATCAAAATCTGTAAAATTTGCATTTGCTCTCAAATAACTCTTAATTTGAGTTCTTAAATCATTAAAATCTAAGTTTGTAAAGTTATTGAAGGACATTATATTCTAGTTGGTTGTAAAATAAACTCTATATTCTGTAGTGGTAATGGTAGTCCAACAATGTCATATACAATTTTAACGGTCAATTCATTATAATCATCAATTACTTCTACCTCTATATTATTTAATCTAATTCTTGGTTCAAAATTATTTAATACAGTTTCAATTTCTCTTTTTAAAATAATCTCTATTTCTTGTGTTGCAAGTTCAAACAAAGAAGAATTCACAGAGGTTCCCAATAAGTTATTGAAGAACCTCTCACTAATTTGAGTTTGAACTAAATTGAGAACAGATCTTTTAATTGCATCCTCATTTTTTAAAATTAAAATATCATTTGTAACAGGATGACGTGAAAAAGACAAACTAATGTCTTTAAAAGATCTTGAAATGCTAATTGGCATCTAAGATTAATTGTCTTTTATATATCTATAAGACTTTTCAGACAATTTTCCCATAGACTGGTTCTGTACCATAATTCCAATCATCATAATCTTCATCATTTCTGATCTTTTCGTGTAATTCAGTTTGTTTTTTAAAATCATGCTTTGGTGCATGATCGTGCATAATCTCCTGAAGTACTTTTTTTGTATTTTTTTGTTGATTGTAATCAGTAATGAGACTTGTAGTTCCCCACATTTCTCTCATATAATCTTTATTTCTATCAATTTGATAAAAAGACATTTGCAACTCCTGTTTTTAGTAAAACCGGAACTTTTAAAGAGGTTGCTATCTCTATTATTATTTAACGATCCAACTGACGAAGTTTATAATTATCCGAATTAAAATACTTCAACAATTCTAGTGCAACTAATTTTGGATTTCCTTCACCACAAGTATATACATCTATGGCAATACAACCTCTTTCCGGCCATGTATGACACGAAACATGACTTTCCGAAAGAGCAATTACAATCGTAACTCCTTGAGGATAGAAACAGTGCTGAAAAATATTTAAAATAGTCATTCCAGCACGTTCAATTCCACGTTCCATCACCCCCTGAAGAGAAATACCATCATTCAGAAGATTGTGTTCTATATCATAAACCTCCAAAAGAAGGTGATTGCCCATCGAAAACTGTTTCAACTCAATATCTTTAGTAAAAATTTATTTATTTTGATTTAAATTTGTAATTTCGTACATGTAATGATCAGATGTTTCGATTTTTCTTTTATTTTCAACCGAATATACTGTCAAATCAATTTCATATCCTGGATTTTTGTCAATTCTATTGAAAGTCCAGGCATTATCATACCAAATAATGCGATTGTTTGGATATGCATAGTAATTTCCAGTTTCCACCTTGAATAAATGAGCACATTTATGTTCAGGAGTCTCTGAAAAATTAAGATCAGTGACTCCTTTATTTTCCCATGACCAATCAAGGGTAAACATATAGCTCCCAATCACTTTTTTTCCATCAGGACGAATCAATTCTGCTTGCAATCCAGCAAGACGGGCACGTTTTTGAACATCAACATACGGTGAAAAGCAGTCCCAGTACATAAGATCCTCTAAAGGTTCTATTTCTGCATCTGGTTTCCAACAAAATGCGTGAAGAGGTCTACGAGTCCAATTCACGCCATTCTCAAGGAATGCCTCAAATAAAGGAACTCTTTTTTCAATACTAGCAACACAATGAACATCACATTTAGTTACTTCACCGTGACCTTTCTTGTGATTAAAAAGAAATTCATTACGAATATAACAGGACCAATCTGGAAGACTATGGTTTAAATAAGCCATATTTACCGTCCTTGACCTCGGTACTTCTTACGTGCCCCATTGCGACTCGTAGCAGCATATTTAGTATTTCTACCTTCACCTTGTCGAGTATTCTTCGGAATACTCTCAATCTTCATATCCTTCCGACTCTTTTGTGCCATTTTAGTTCTCCATCTAACGGTTTTTATAAGGGGGTTTTTATAAAGTCTCTCAAGCCAATAAAAATGCCTCTATAAGACGATACAAACCTTATAGAGACATTCTATCATAACGTTTCAAAGAAGGTCAAGAAATACCTTCTAGACACTTATCAGATGATTCGTGTCTTTTCGTGACCAACTCGAATCAAAGGGTCACACCAAATCTCATATCCTGCCTCTTTTGCATCAAGACAGAATGAAACATCCTCTCCACACATATCTTGAACTTCACCAGATTCAAAGACCTGCATCTTCGGAGCAAACCAAGGATACTCAAGATTCTCAAATACACCTTTCTTAATCAAAACCCATCCGAAACCTGTGTAATCCACTGTAAATGGTTTACGACGTTTCTGAATGGTCTCCAGTGTCTCGTGGTTCATTACACCACCATTGCTTCTGAAATCATCTTCCTGTAACCAATGGGCAACCGATGTGGTGTGACCATCTTCAGTGCAGTACCATCCAGCAGCAATCTCTTTGTCCATTGCTACAAGACGATAGAACTTCTCAGTATCAAAGACAATATCACTGTCAATCCAGAGTTGATAATCATACTGTAGTTTTCCATCCCAAGGAATCTGCTTGGGTCCTCTGAGAACATTTGCTCCAAGACATTTGCATCGTGCAAAGTTCACCATTGAACTGTAGTCTTGTGAAATTTGAATACTTGCACCATTCTGTACAAGATCAAAACACAACTGAACAAAATTCTTCAGATACAGATAAGATACTCCTCGTCCAGGCAAACAAAAGACAATTGATTTGCCTCGGATCATTTCTTTTGCTGCTTCTAAATTAAACTCTCCTTCCACAGGTCCTGTCGGAAGTTTTGCTTTTACCGTAAATCCTTTAGCCATAAAAAATAATTGCGAAAAATAATCTGTTCTTTAGTATTCTACCACCACAAATCATTCATTGCAATGGTTTTCATTCTTATTTAGAGATACTGTAATATCCCCATCATTTCCCCCAGATGTCCATACAAGTCCTCTGATAAGTTTCAGATTTTCCTGTAAATCATTCTGCGGCACTTGACTTAATATTTCATTTCCATTTACTGAAATATTATACGTATTCATCTTCTTCCACTTTCCTTAGAAGATCTTCAAGTTCTTCTCTCAGTCTATCATTGATTACTAAAATTTTATCGGTGTCTAATCTATGTTGAATTGTATCAATTATTAGATCTTTTTCGTAATCATCAATCTCCAGTCTCATTGTCATTTTTCTGATTAAATTCTAAACTTATATATCATTTTTTGTTCTTGTGCCCTCAACTTTTTTGGAAAAATTTTTTGGAAAAATTTTTTTATTTGAAAGACAATTACTCTCTCGTTTTCGGTTCGGTGTAGCCTTGAAGGACCCATTGATTTTATATAGGGGGCATCGGTTAGGTATAAGAATACAACAACACAAAATATAACTGTCAAACAGTGCTGTTTAATTATAATAAACGAACAATCACGAATAGTTTATATTCATTACTGTTTAATTCTAATACGAAACCTTATGGGGGGTTAGTATAAACGAACGGAGGGCATCAGTTTGTATCACGAACTGTGTATAACGAATTGTATAGCACAGGACGAAAAGAATAACAAACCTTATGGGGGGTTGTATAACGAACTCCTCCGAGAGTTTATGATACTCAGAGGACGACATCAGTTTATGTCAGAAACTGTGTACAACGAATAGTATAGCACTGTCTGATTGAAATAGCAAACCTTATGGGGGGTCTCAAACATAACGTTGCTATTATATTATTATACTATAAGACGAATATATTATAATACTATAAGCACAACGAATGATTATAACGAACTCTTATGTATAACGAACTCTCAGGACGAATGAGATTCTAACACGAATAGTTTTCCACAGGGTATAACGAACCTTCCACAGGTTTTCCACAATCACGTTCTGACTAATTACTAATACTCTCAATAAACGAATCTAATAACTCAACGGCATCATAACCTTGTTCTACTTTTTCGTCTAATACTTGACATAATGTCTCAATCTTTTTGCATAAAGGCACTCTCATTCTTTCAGTTGGTCCTAAATTCTTATACTTTTGGGGTCTCATTAGTTTTGTCCCGAAACTATGGTTATTTATGGGGGGTTTCGGGACAAAACTATAATGTCCCTGAAAAGTATTATAAACACTGGGATTCTGGGAGTTTTATAATATTCCCTCCCTCCCGACCCTATAAGTCTACCGCACAATGCCTGAGACTCACGAGTCACTGTGCCACTTCTCAAAGTGTCTGCGTCCTATGAGTCTTACGAGTAACTAATAAAATACTCCTGAGACTCATAAGATGTGTGAGTCTCAGGAGTTTCATTGTCTATATGTCTTGTGCCACCCCTAGGAGTGTCTGTAATGCCCTTGACTTTTTTTGGGTCTTATGGTATAATGCGGGCCTAGACAACAAGACCTGGAGGCATTTATAAGTGTCTAAAGATGATATAAAGAGGATATAAAGACTATTATAACACTATCATTATATCAACACAAAACACTAACATATGTTTTTTAATACATTTAATTTAATTATCAATTAAAACATTTTATCGTTATAAATGATTATTTCATCTTATGATTAAGTGTTTATCTCTACTAAAGCAGAGGTGAAAGTATCAATGATTGCTTCGCATAGAACTTGTTCATCATCATTAAACTCATACTCTTGCTGCTCTATACAATAAAGAAGAAGATTGATTTGATCTTCATTCAACCTTACAAATGTTTCAGTCATTGTGATTTAATAAGATGCAGATTCAAATAAAATGTTTTCTTTTCTTGAGAGTTGATCTACTTGATAAGACATTTCATCTCTTACACTCTTGTAAATCGTTTCATAGATTACATCATAACAATCTAGATTGATAAGAACTTGTTCTGCTAGATCATCATTATATGGATAAACAATTTCACCTGTATTGTGATCATAATGTTCCAGATCTTCTTTTACATTCTGCTTAGTGTAAATGACTGAGAAGATTGTTTCATTCGGATCAAGTTTTTCAAGTTGATTGATAAGATCTTTAACTGTTTGTTTCATTTAATTAGAGCAATCAGTTCTTTTTGAATGTTTAGGATTTCATCTACATTATCTTCTGATGTAAGATCAACAGGTGCAAACTCAGAAAGATTTACAGTGTTGTTAGTGTAGATAGGAGCACAATACAATTCATTTGTATCAGGATCAATTGTATAAATGCACCCGTGGTTTTCTTTTTGAAGAATAATCATTGTTTCAGGACTCATTTTCAATTTCATTCAGAAGTTCAGTGAATACATCAATTGCTGCTGCTTGCAATCAGAGTTTTCACTTCATCAAAAGACTTACATTGTCCTGCTTTAATAGCATTAGTGATAAAGTAAGTCACAAAACCACATCGTTCAGTTTTGGGATCACAAATAGCATAACCAGGTTGTTTTGTTTGAACGTCAAAAACAGTTTTAATCAACATTGGTGATGTTTATGTGGATCAGATGAAGAGGAAAGAACTAGATGCGAGCAAGAGCATCTTTCTTTTGCTTGGGATTCTGTGTTTGTTTGATCCAGGTAGATTTACGATTGGAATTGATTTGCGAAGGAAGTTTTTGCTTACCTTGAACATCATTCACAAGTTGAATGAAATTGATAAAGAATTGCTTTTCCATCCGTTGAGCAGCAGTCATCTGAAGAGTTTGCATAAAGAATGAAGAATTGGACTCGGATGGGACCAGACCCCTCCACCTCTTTAATATACCACATCCAGGGGTCTGTGCTCATTTACTGTGCCAGTGCTACAGGTGGCACACGGTATAAGAGACTCAGGGTGAGATTACATCTCATTTACCATAAAATTAATTTGATTCTGATAGTAATTGATGTCTTCAGTAATGGATTCAATCACCTGAGATTGATGTTTCGGTGTATTGTCTCTTTCACTCTTGAGTTCTTTGATTCTTTGCATTAGCAGTTTAACTTGGTCTTCCATTGCTACTTTAGAGTTGAGAGAGATTATTGAAAACGGGAAGCAAACTTAATTGCGTCTTGTTGTTTCTTGTATTTTTTGAATACTTTGGTTACCCAGTAAGCATCACCTCGCAAAGTGTTTTCTTTGAACTCTTCAACCTGAACAATAAAAGTTCCATTTGAACCTTCTCCAATGAAAACTTTAATGTCACCAATTTGAGGAGGAATGTAAGTCATTTTCCTTTGCTTGTGTCCTCTTATTATAGCAGGTTTAGGGGTCTGTGCTCTTTTAGTGTACCAGTTCAGTAACCGTCCACAAACTCCTCGGTTGCATTCGGAATAGGAGTATCAATTAGATACACTTCACAACTATCAAATACTCGATAAAGTTCACCTTCATGCCAAATACCAACTGTTTCATTTACCCAATCACAAGCATAATCATTTGTTTTCCAATACTCAATCGAGTCTTCTACATCTTCAAGTAGTTGTGGAGTAGTTGGACGACACTTCTCATATGCGTTGGTAATTGCAATCTTTTCTGCATCCGGATAATCTTGAATATGCTCATTTCCGTAAGGTTTATGACTCTTAAAATGACTTAGAAAATGAATATAAAACCGCACATCCTCTTTGGTCAGACCAGAGAGTATTTTAGTATTGTAATTATCAGCATCGTTTTCCCATGAAGTGATGTGAAGTTGATAACCGGGAGGAATAATGTCCATTTGAGTTGCTTGTGTCCTCTTATTATAGCAGGTTTTGGGGTCTGTGCTCATTTAGTGTGCCACTAGAACAAGTGGCACACGGTATAAGAGACTAGAGTTGAGACAGTACCCACATCATCGCAGATACTTCTTCTTTAGTATTCCAACCACTTACATCTTCAGTCATATTTCCATTCGGTCGGAAGATTGCAACTTCATAAGTAAAGTCACTGATAACACCATACAATCCACAACCAGCAGGACCAGAAACTACACTAATCTCCCAACCATTGGAAAACTTATACTTTCCTTGAACAGCATTAGGAATATCATGCGGAACAAACGTAAGTTGATTAAACATTGGAATCTAGGGAGTGAATGAATTGAAGAAAGTTAGGAACTTTGTTGTTGTTGTAGAAACAATCAACTTCTTCAGGAACAACAATGTCTGGATGATGTTGATGAAGATAATTCATCAGAAACTGACCATACCGTTGTTGGTCTTCTACATCTAGATCCAGGTATGCACGATTCGCATTGTGCATAAAATCATCGTAATTCATTTTATTTCAAATAAAGAACTCAACCGAACCGCTTTGCACAAATCGGTCCAATTCCCATTTGCACAGAGAGAGGATTATCCAACTTGCGACCACAAATTGAACAAGAACCAGATTCGTGACCATAAATCTTCGCAAGTTGCAGAAGATTATCATTGGCATCCTCCAGAAGATTTTTAACATCATCGGAGACATTACCCATCAAAAAACCAGAAGTTGTAATCTTAGCAACGTATTGATTGTTTTCATAAACATAAACACAACCAATGTTTACACCTTTATTCACCGTGGAAAGAGTAATACCAGGCAGTCGCACTTGAAGTTTGCGAACATTATTCTGCACAGCATTATACATCATATTCACCAGTTTCAGATAATCTCCATCTTCTGCAGGAGTTTCAGAATCAATCACATCCTGAGTTGCAAGATAGTGCATCCAAGCAATCTGCTTTACAGAAACTTTCTTCTTCGACAGAAGATCACTTACAAAATCATTATACTTAATGTTATTTGCAAGATAATCTTTTGCATCATCCAAAGAATCAAACTTACTCTCAAAAGAGATTTCTTGACCCTTTTTAGTGATGGTGAAAGCAGTCATTTCTCTCATCTCTGAACTCCGTTCAGTCTACCATCTCAGAGGGGTCTGTGCTCTTTTAGTGTGCCACCACTACAAGTGGCACACCGTATCATTGGACTTAGATAGTCTGATGCGACAGTGCATACTTCACAATCTCAGTGCGATTGTTCTTATATTCAAGAATCAATTTGATGATTTGATTCATGTCATCATCAGATACTTCACATTCATTCTCTGCTTTTGCAATGATTCTGAAGATTTGTTCAATCTCAAAATCATCTGGAAACAGAATATTGCGGTGATTATCAATCTCAATAAAATAATCGACTGCATCAGCAGAAAGTTTCATTGGAATGTCGGAAGAAAGCATACCCAATGTCGCAAGACGTTCGGCAGCACCAACAATCCACATCACTTTCATTTCAGGAACAGTCAGGTACATTTTCATTGTGTTGGAGAAATAAAGAAAGGAAAAAAAGAAAGAAGGAGTGTTTAACTCACACACCACAGAGTTGCTTGGTAACAGAACCAGATGCTTGACGATTCAAAGAAACACCAGCACCTACGTTTGCACCAGAATAAGCACCAGCACCACTAGCACCATTCATCTTCTTGGAACGTCCGAATCGCATCGTGGAGAGTTTATTCTTCACTGCATCGGCATCATCGTGAACTCGGTTCTCTGCGAGTTTCATTTCCTTCAGACGTTCCGCAACTTTATCTGCAAATGCCTTGCGGAAATTAAGTTTGAAACTACGAGAGATGACAGTTCCTTTGATGTCGCACATAATCTTTTCTGCTTTATGTGCAACTTCTGCCTCTTTCTCCATCACCTGAACAAGGTAATCATAATAGAGTCGCACTTGGATTTGTTGTGCTTCACTACCGATGATTTGCAGAGACTTGGAATCACCATTCTTCATATATGCTTTTGCATCATAGAAGTTAGCAATCGCATTGGCAAGAGTGGTCAGTGCAACATTGATTCTCTTGAAAGAAACAAACTCTTCATCAAGAACTTGAGTTTCAGTTGCCTCGTTGATTGTAACACCATACTGTTTGCACAGTTTATCAATCATCTTGGCAGCAGCATCTGCCTCACCCTCAAAAGAAGTTCCATTCTGAAGTTTCAGGATGGATTGAATCTTTGCGATGACTTGCTGACGATCCATTAGGTTCCTTTGCTTGTGTCTCTGTATTATAGGGCATCCAGTGCCCCAGTGGGGGACATTAGGGACGGTTCAACAAGTGGCACACCTCAACCTTGGACTCACCGATTGAGTTGCTCTGCTGGATAGTTGAAGAGTTTATTGATTCTTTCTACTTCATTCTCAAAAAACTCCATTGCCTCCAAAGGTTCAATGTCATAAGTGTCAGCAACTTTATCAAGTTTCCACCGCAGATTATTCATCTCCCAAAGTTGAGTGAGAATGAACAATCGTATTTCGTGCTTTTGTGATTGTTTCATTAGTTAAGAAAGAACGTGAGAGCAATCAAAGGAAGTAATTTAATACTGCCTGATATTGAACTTATGCAGAGATAGCATAGAGTTTGTTGAACTCATAATCACCATCTTCACCCTCAAGTACCTGATAAACAATCACATTCTCACCAGAAAGTTCTGCACTCCAATCAAGAGCATCTTCTTTTGCACTATCCAAATCCTGATACCACTCAGCATCAATCAGATCAAGAGAAACAGGGCAGGAAAGAAACATTGGAATCAGTGATAAATGAATTAAATCCACAGAGGAAGAGGGATTAAACCCTCTTCCGCAAATTAAACTCAGACAGCAACCGTAGCATTGGCAATATATGCTTCAATCTCATCATCATTCTCGGGACAATCAGCAATGCCCAGATCTTCACAAACTTGCTCACGAGTGAGTTCAGTTTGATCAGCAACAAGAACATTCAGAATATCCAGAATGTCATTGCCGGTTTCACCCTTACAGAGCATACCAACCATCACATCAACAGGCAGAGTAGCAACAGTCATTTTAAGAATAATAAAGTAAGTTGGACTTTTGTGAGAAGTGATGAGGTTTGATAACAGCATACTTGCCAAGATGTCAGTTGACGTTATCGAGGTGGTCTTATTGCCTCCCTCACCACCCCTTTAATATAGCACCTTTTGGGGTCTGTGCTCGTTTAGTGTGCCAGAAGAACAAGTGGCACATCTCAACCTTGGACTATGTGGGACAGATGTAAGAATCAGAAACAATCAGAGATTTCAACATAATCAAGTGCCTTTACACACCAACCAGTTTTATCGGAAATTGAATCTGCAAGTTCATCTTCATCATAAACCTCCCAGACATCATCAAGAACTGATTGAGCAACTGCGACTTGTTCATCATAAGGAAGGACATCACCATCCTCATCCTCAAAATCAAACTCAATGTCAGTAACTTTATACAACATAATCAAACAGTAGCAAATGGATTGGCAAGTTGTGGAATCGTATTGAAATCCACAACTTCATAAGGAATTGTGTGATTGAGATATTCTTGAATCTCAAGGTGCATCTCAACCCGATTAAGAAACTTCTTAGATTGAGTCTTACCCATAAAGGTAAGAATCTTTAAGCACCATTCTTTAGACACATCACCAAAAGGTGTTTTGATGGGGTAGAAATCTACCACCATTGAACCGTCTTTAGATTGCAGTTTCATAGTTCAGAATTGGGTATCAAAAACAAAACCATTGACATAAACACAATCAAGATTGTCAAAGGTATTTTCCCAGTCAATCTCAATGAAAGTAGGAAGATCAATGCAATAACAATCAGTTACGAATTGTTCCGCATAGTCTGCCTTAGATGCGTATCCACTTCCGCGGAAAGCATCTTCAAACTTCTCTATATTGTCAATGCCAAACTCTTCAATGAAGATGTCTGCTGCCCTGTATGAGTAAGATTCACCAATCTCAACATAATTCACATAATGCTGAGTGAGATTATCTTCACCATACTCAGCAATGAAATCATAGATGTCATCTTGAGCATAATTTTCAGAGACAAGTTCATCAATGAACTCTACAGTGGATTCTTTGAGTTGAACTTGTGTTTCGGTCATTGGTTTCTCAACCTTCAATGCAATCATTGTAGCACCTCAACAGGGGGTTTGGGAAATGTAGTGTGCCACCTCTACAAGTGGCACAGTCTCACACTAGACTCACTCATCATACCAGTATTCATAATCTTTCACAATGTCATCAGGATGATGATACTTTTCGGTCATACGTTCAATAAAGTCTCTCACTTCACCATCATCCATCTCATCATTAAAGAAAAATGCAATATTTACACTTTTATGAGTAGGAATACGTCCTTGATTCAGAGTGTCTTGTTCTTCCATTAAAATTGTTCTTTGATTAGTTTAGAAAGTTCTTCAAAAGTATAACCTGAATCGTTCAGATTGGCAATCTCATCGTGATAGAACCATTCATCTTCATCATCCTCAGGTGAGACATCAACTCGCACTTGAGGATTCTTGAATGTCATTCCTGCCCATTCTCTTACAGAGTCTGGCAGAAACTCACTTTCACCCTCAAAATACCAATAGTCCATTCTATCTGGAGATTCTTCCTCAGAGTTTTCTGAATAACCCTTAAACTCCCATTCTTTATTTTGTTCTTGTGAATAAAGGTCACACAGAACACCAAGGCAACAATAACCATTTGCACCACGGAGTTTCTCACTGCCTTGTTCGTATTTGCCAGAAAGCAGAGCATCAACCCATTTCTGTTTAATTTCAGGATTCATTTTAGTTTTCAGTGTCGTTGATGTCATCAAACCAAGTGTCAAGTGAATTAAAGATTTCTGTAACTATACTATCAGATATAGAATCAATGTGTGGTTCTGAATTATGCTTAAAAGCACGATTGTATCCAAACCTTACACCTTCTTCTATTGCCATTTCTAATACGGCACGGAACTTAGGTTTCATTGTCATTCGTATGCAGGAAACTGACTTTCTGGTCCATACTCTTTCACATACTCAGGAAAGGCAAGAATCAGTCTAGTTTTATTTGATGGGTCTGCTTTTCGCATTGCATAAGCAAGTGCAACAACAAATGAACCACCAAATGATTCCATTCGGTTCATCATTTCATCAATTTCAATAGCAGTCATCGGCAAGTCCAAGGAAGAGTTTTCAGTTCATCATCAGTAAATTGAATACCATCATCAAGTCGTGCTTCATTCTTATACAAATACCACTGCTTGAAGTTAGTAATGTGTCCTCGCAAATCACCATCCTCATCTACAAAATATACAAGGACATCACAATACTTATTTCTGTCCCAAGTTAGAATGGTGCATTTACGAATGGGTGCTTTTTCAAATTCAATATCATCAAGTTTTTCAATAGGATAATCAGTAAAGGCATCAAGCATTTGGAGTTCCTTTGTGTATGAGAGTATTATAAGGCATCTGGTGCCTCTGTGCTCTTTTAGTGTGCCAGTGCTACAACTGGCACATCACCATTGATAATACCTGAACTCATCAGTAGTATCTGCATCAGGGTCAAAGAGAACATATTTTGCATTATATTTTTCTTGCACCAATTTCAACAGGTCGCACAAGCAAACCAATCCACCCTGATAATAGAAATCCCTCATCTCTGAAACAGTGGAAACAAGAGCACATTCTTTGTTTCCAACATAAGAAAATTCATCAATCTTTGCTGCTTCCAATGGATGTAGGTGTGCAGTAGAAAGAATAATCAGACTGTGTGTTTCCATAGTCATCAATTCACAGCAAGGACAAGATTGGCAACTCGGTTCTCAGGAACAAACTCCTGCAGTTTATCATAAATCCGTTGGAATTGACCCCCAAGGTGCATATAATAAGCAGAGAGTTGATAATTCTCTGCAAGTTGAAGAGCATTTTCTTTCTCTTCAAGTGCGGACATAATATCCAACAACTCACCAGAGGTAAAAGAAATAGAAGTCATTTGATGTTAAAGATGTCAAACAGTTCTTGTTGAGTCTTAGTGAACAGAGTATCTTCGGGAGGATACTCATACAGTTCCAACTGTGATTCTTTGTAGTAATAAAGAATATCACGCAGAGCAAGCAGTTGCTTCTCAGACAAAACTTCTTCAATCATCAGAACTTTTTCAAGCATTTTCATCAGTAATCACTCCCATCATTTGTACATTGCTGAATCCAATAAGAATAGCACGGAAAGTTCAATGGATGATCTTTCTGCCGTTGATACCAATTAAATGCAAGATTCAATCGGTTCTCAGGAACCTTCAAGTAAGGAATACTTGATTGAATCGGGACGTAAGTCATCGGACTTCCTCAACCATAAGACTATAATACCACAACCACGGGTCTGTGCTCATTTACTGTGCCAGTGCTACAAGTGGCACATCAACTAACTTTAAGTTCTTCCATAATGATTTGCTTAGGAAGAAAGTTCCAACAATAATAACTACTACTGAATGTAATCTTGTCATTTGATCTACCATCAGGACTATTGAATTTCATTCTCCTATCAAACATAAGAAGTTGAAGATCCTTATCCTTAAACAACTGTTTTGGAGCACTATCATTCAACCAAGTGTTGGTCATAACCAAAGCAAATGGTTTACCAAATGACAATGCTCTCTCAAAAAACTTACGTTTATTTGTAAATGGTGGATTGGATACAATTACATCCCAATGGAATGGTTCATAGGTAAAGAAATCTTTTCCCTCACTGATGTGAGAGTATTCTATACTATTAGTTTGCGAGATTTGTTTTACAAACTCACTCTCTTTAGTATCAAATGGACACCAAACTTTTGCATCTTTAGGAATGTACTTAATAATAGGTGTTACACCATAAGCAGGAGTATAACATTCATCATTATTTCCTGCAGAATACATTAGTTTTCCACTATCTAAAGACATAACAATCAACGGTAAAGTTCAGGTTGTGCAAGAGGACATCCTTGACATCCTACGTTATCTTCATAAGTTTGGCAACCAAAAACAAATTCTTTTTCTGGATGCTTATATCTTACACCAGTTTCAATACACTTTTTGCACTCCTGTCTTTTGAAATCATTAAACAATTTGCTAACAACTTGATAATCACTAACATCGTTGTGATTATGCTTTTGTTTATTTCCCCAACGATGATCTATCTCTTTACGAAGAGACATATTATTTCCACCAACAGGAAGCAAAGTCCAATTACAGATATTAACATTTTCAAACTCATTCCGAATACTGGCAGGAATGGTTGTTGATACTATATCTTCTTTTTTATATCCATTTACTCTTACCGACTTGAGTTTCCCTTTTACAAAGATAGATTCCCAAATAAGTTTTTTAGATCGTTTGCAATTACAAAATCTTGGTGCCCCCTCTGATCCTTCAATACCGGTTCCATTTCCTTGTTGTATTGGTTCAAATCCACCATCAACAAAAGCAGAAGATAATTCATCAATATCAATCCAATTTGAAACACCAGTATTAACATCTAAATCAGATATAATAGCAAAAACATCATACTTAAATGTTTTAGGCATTTGACTTTTGTTTGATTCCATCATTATAGGACATCTGGGAGCAGAGTGGAACTTTATTGTGCCACCTTTTCAAGTGGCACATCGTATCATTAGACTCAGGTAAGATTGTGTATAAACTTCTTTAACAGATGCTTTCCTTTCTCTACATCAAATCGTTCATCTAACGTTACCATCAGTTCTTCAATCAATTCTGCATAACATTTTGGAACCCGAATATGGGTTGTTTCTCCTGACTGTGGAAATTTCTTTGTAAATGGCATAATTCTATGTGGGACACATAATATAATTTATACACCAAGAACTTCACCTTTCACAAAGATAGTATCCACAACATTTTGAAGTTGCTTTGCAATCTTATCACCATAGTTGTTATTAACAGGAATCGTGATAGTGCCAAATGGTTTCTTGTAGAAAGCAAACTCTCCTGCTTTCATCTTACCATCTGCGATTGCTTTACGGTCATCACCGTGCATACGGATAACCCGTCCAACAGTCTGTGCCATTTCAATCAATGGAAGATTGCGAAGCATAATGCAATCAGTCAATCCCTGCACGTTCATACCCTCAGACAAGATGCTGTAGTGAAACACAATGAACTTCTTTTCTGGGTCTGCACCAAACTCATTCATCTTCTCAAAGAAGACTTCACGAGACACTTTCTGTTTGTCAATATAAGCACCGTGCTTAGAAGTGATATGCATAATCGTATAACCCATATCATTGAGTTGTTGAAGCAAATCACTCTCAGTAAACATTGCCCAGATTACTTTGGTGCTAGGAGCAGCAACAAGAACTTTAGGTGCATCACAATCAGAAATCTCTGACAGGATACCTACAATGTTCTCTGCATCTACAAATGCAGCATTTTCTTTAGTGCGAATGGTTTGTGCTTCATAAGGCACAACTTTGGGAGGAATAATACTACCAGCATCAATCAGTTCTTGTGCAGGAATACTGATGATATTACTACCATACACATCAGTATTATTCATAGACTCAGTGCTGTTATTAAACTTCGGAGTTGCAGTGAAGAAATAAGCATTATCTGCAACTGATGAAGTATGAGCAATACCCACAAAGTTAGATGGTTTCACACAATGATGTGCTTCATCAAAATACACAACATCAATTTCAATATCAGACTCATTCACCCGACCAATCGAATTGTAAGTGGTGAAGATAAACTGATGCTTACCACTTCCGATTGCAGTGTCATTGTATTCTGCAATGTCTGCTGGACGTGTAGAGGATTGATGATGAGTTTCACCACTGTGAACGTGCATATAAGCAACATTCTGGTCCTTGAGATATGCTTCAAACTCAGAACAAAGTTGATTTGCAAGCAGAATACGAGGAGCAACAACAACAAATGTCATTGGTTCCAGTGCGTTAAGAATCCTCTGACGAGCATCTTCCATCATCACAACAGTTTTCCCACCACCAGTAGGAATATACACAGAACCTTTAATGGAGTTCTGAACTGCTTTCAGAGCACGTTGTTGATAAGGAAGAAGAGTCAGCATCAATAAGTCAAGTAACGTTTGTATTCATACATTATAGCACCCCTCCCGTGCGTTCGGGAAGAGTTCTGGACGGTTCCACAAGTGGCACAGAGGTCACATAAACTCCACTGAAACACTTATCACATTTTTATGTGGAGATTTTTGTCTCCCATTATATAAGTTTCTAAGACTGGTTGGTTTGTAGCCATTTTCAATGGCCCAAGTTTGAAGTGATTTTATCATAATGAAGTTTTCATTGTCAAATGTTATTCTATAAGTTTTTGCCATAGGATTACATTCACCAACATAACTTCCTTTTAATTTTTTAGTTGCCTTCATTTTTTCCACGGAAGATTTGGGTATAGTTTTTTCTTTCCAATAAGAAGTTTTACCAAAGTTTGCAATACTTATTTTTCTTTTTGTCTCTTCTGTATGGGGAATACCTTTATTGTATGGTATTCTTCCTTTTAATGCTTCACTAATTTTTTTCTTAGTTTCTTTGGTATGAGAAATTCCTTTGTTCCACGGTTTTCCTTTGAACCAAGGAGAAGTCCATTGTTTTTCAACAAAGGAAGTTTCTTCAAAATATAAAAAGTCTGGTGCATCAATACCTAACGATTCATTGATGCATTTAACATCTAAAACTTGCATAACTGCTCTAAAGTTGGGTGCTTTACTATTTAGTTAAAAAGGAGCATTTCTGCTCCTTTACCTGTGAAGATTGCACCCAACCCAGGCATTATTATATATTAGTCCAAGATAAACTCTTGGATGATATAATCACAAGTCACTTCATATTTTGAAGCAAGTTCTTCTACATATATTGCAAACTCATCTGCATACTCAGCAGACTCATGATTACAAAACAGGTCAAGAGTAGAATCGTGCATTTTTCTTTGATTAAACAATTTATGTAAAATAAACTTAAACATCAGAACTCAATTGGTTCAAGAGTAGGTTCAGGGAATCCAAACTCAGTAGGAGAAACTTCCTTAAACTCATCAGTTCCAGGAATCTGCCTATAGGTTCTCAAAGACCCTTTAACAACCTCATTAAGTTCTTCATTCACCTTATCAACCCCTACAGAGTCATTATACACAGTTTCTTGATTGTTGTCAACATCAAAGATGATAAGATTTTCAGCAGCACTCTTTGCCTCTTTGAGAGTCTTACAAACGTGCTGAGGAGTATCTACAACATCAACAACCATCCACTTGGAAGCATTTACTTTACGAATGAATCCAACAGTGTTAGAATCCTTCTGGATCTCGTAAACACCAGCAGACAGACGAGGGAAGGTGAAAGTCATAATGAAGTATGATTGATTAACTTAAGTGTGAATCAGTAGCAATACTCAGGAAGAATACAGAAATTACCACAATACTTACGAACCCAGTTCAAGGTGTCAGCATAGCAACGAGGTTCAGATACTACTGTGCTCACATTCTTACGAGGATTGTAAGCAACAGCAACATAACGATAACAATCAAGAGATTCTTCAATCTCTTGAATCCACATTTGATTGACATTACCTTCGTGCCAATCCCAACGGGAAGTGGTGTAGTTAAAGATAGTATCAAGGTCTGCCAAGTGGTCTCCTTTGCTTGTGTCCCTGTATTATAGGGCATCAGAGGGGTCTGCGGGACTTTACTGTGCCAGTGCTACGAGTGGCACAGTAGTATTATTTACATTAAAAACTTAAATTTATTGTTTTTTATATTTTGCTATTTTGAAGAATTTTATATTTTAATTCACAATGAATACACAATAATAGAACTATATTCAAGATCAACAGTACCTGAAAAACTCATTTGTCCGTTACTATTAGTAGAATATCCACTTGTATATATTTGAAAAGAATTTCTAGTTAATGATCCAGGAACTACAGTTAGAGTTTGCCATTGATATAAAAAGGATACTGTACCAGATATTGCATAATTAGCACTAGGAAGAGATTTTGCAAAGTATACAGTATATCCTCCCGGAGCAGTTTTTACTATACTTGATATATTATATGAAGATATTTTGACATCACTGCCAACTGCCTTATTGACTCCAGAAAAATTAGCCCAAGCTACTGCCCCATTGTTAAATGAAGACCATCTGACACCATTTCCAGCACCAAGAGAAGTTAATACATCACCTGCATTTCCTTTTTGTGCTCCCCCATCCATCTCTTGATCATATAAAGGACCATTCAATCTGAGTTCTTGTAATGTTGGAACAGTTGATGTAATAGTTGCTACTGAACCTTCTCTAAACTCACACTTCATAATGTATGCAAGTGCATAATATGGTGGTCTGTTTTCGTGATGTAGATTTCCACCAGCAGTTTCTGTATTTCTAGGGTCACTACCATATCTTGGAGCCGTCAAATTATTTCCTTGAAGTTTTAACGGATCATTATTTACATTATTAATACCAGGATTATAAGGATGAGTGTGAGATGGCATCTCAGCAAGTGTCAGTTTATGTGCAGTCTCACCACCAATATCGTGCGTTGTATAATTTCTTGCTATTGCTCCTGTTGTTGCATCAAATCCAGGACCAGTACTAGGAACAGCAGCACTTCCAGTTCCATTTCCAATAGAACCAACAATAAATTTATTTCTTAGGTCTGGAGTTTTAAGACCTCCATAAGTTCCACCATCACACAAATACCATCCTGCTGGAATTTGTTGTGTAGTACCAGACCACATTACAATTCCACCGAGTGGGAATGAAAGATATGCTTCTACATCATTTCCCAATTTAGCAGCAACCACTGCTTTATCCTGAATGTGATTAGTTCCGACTGCCCTTTGGGCATCATTATTCGCACTGCTTTGTAGTTTAGTTGCAGTTACAGCACCATCTCTAATAGTATCAGTAGTGACTGCTTGTTGACCTGCAGTGTTATTCAAATCTTCTGAATTAACTGTACCGTTAAAAATAGAACCACTATTTACTGCATTATCACCAATAAGAGTAACTCTTGTAGTCATTATTGAAATACCTACACTTTTTAGGTATTTATGACTTACTTTACTTTGTAGACTCCTTTGCTAATTTTATATTATAAAACTCTGTTGGATGCACAACTAAACAAACATTTCTGACTCTTTCATTTGGAAATTTTCGGACGCATACAGTGATATATTGGTCGCAGACAAAATCTACAACACCAAAGATTCCTTTATAATAAACTTCCAATCCCTCAGTAAATGAAATCTTAGACATTTGAATTCAAAACTATACTACTTATTTAAGATTACATTCTCGATGCCAACCTGCTTGTTGTTTGCAAAACTCTTTGACTTGCTTATCATAAACAGCAAACATCTTTTGGTCTCGTTGAATTAGAAATGCATTCCAACCAAGAACAGCAATAAAAGCAAGAAAGATGTAAGTAATTGATTTAGAGTTCATCAGTTAGTTATTCCTACTTTTACTTCAGGTTCATCATCATAATACTCAAGAATTGCTTCTCCTTCATTGTGATTCAGTTGCTCGTAGATACTTTCATAAATCCAATCGCAAGAAGGTTGGTCATCTTGCAGAAGGAGTTTAACGGTGATAGTGACTTCTTTCATTTCTTGATACTTTGCTTGAGTTTCAGACGGGCAATTTCATCATCAATACATTCACCAATTACTTCATAAATGTAATTAGTGTTTCCAACTTCATAAAGAACTTCGCAGGCATCTTCATCTGGAAGATATTGCTCTACAAAGTTCTCATCCATAGTGAATACATCAGCAGGACTGAAAACAAATGCAGCAACATAGGCATCTTCACCATACGTTGCAATCAGGTCATCAACCCGTTGTTTCAGATTAGCAAGGTTGCGATACATAATCAGAAAGAAATGTAAGGGTGCTCAGGGTCAAGGACATCTACAGTTTTATCTGAAAAATGAAAACCATTCATCGGACAAAACTCATCGTTTCCAATATCATAAATTGACACATCCATCTTCAACTGCTCCAGAGTGAGAGTCTGAAGAATCTCCAGAAGATTTTGATAAGTCATCAGATTAGTTTAAGTTTGCGTTTGATGTGTTGAAGTGCTTGTTTTCTTGCTTTGAGTTTTCCCTTACAAGAACCCTTAGTATTCTTTTGTTTTCCTGAGTTGTGTTGCCAATTCGGAGTCATCCCTCCCCTTTGCTTGTTGAACATAGTATAACACCCCTCCCCGTCAATGGGGAAGGGTGATGGACGGTTCCACAAGTGGCACATCAACTATAAGAATACTCCTTCCACTCTTGGACATTTGCTCTATCCAAAGTAAAGAGCATTTTATTGATTGGTTTTCTTGGAACTGATGCTAATTTCAAATTAGTTTCTTCCAACAGTTTGTCACT